TGGAGAGGCACCAAATGTGTTGTATTTTAATAATTCCAACTACGCATACGGCACACCCTACTGTTACGAGGGCGGAAATTACTTCGTGACAGTACCCTGAGGAGGTGACTTATGACTGACGAAGGTCTTGAAAATTTAACAAACGCTATTATTCTGCAAGCAGTCAAGGACTACAGAAAAGCCTTGAAGGGATTATCCTTAAATGGCGAATCCAGTACTGCTGTCATCGCAGACTGTGAGAGATTCTTCCGTTCAGAATGGTACAGACAACTCACGAATGTAGACGGTGAATATCTGATAGCCACTATAAGGAAGGAAGGAGTTAAGAAACAAGTGTTAAAAGACATTAGAGAATCACGCGGAATGTCCCAACAAGATTTAGCGGACAAATCCGGAATCAACAAACGGAAGATTCAGGCATACGAACAAGGTTATCGCGACATCAATGGTGCGAAACTGTCCACGTTGTTGGCATTTGCCAACGCTTTGAATTGCCCCATCGATCAGATCGTGACCGATGAATCATTGATTGCATTGATCAAAGCATGTCGAGAAAAGATCGGTTGATTCAAACAGTCCTATTATTGGTACGGTTTTTGTTTTGTCCTCAAATATGAACAAATTGTAAATTGGCGGAATATTTCGCAATTACCTATTGCATTATATCACAATTGTGATATAATAAGAGTATAGAAACAAAGGAGGAAACAAAAATGAAACTTTATAAAAATGTTGACCTTGGCGACTTAGATAAGATCTTAGAAGAAGGAATCCTCCCGATATCTGTAACAGGCAATGACAATTGGGACTCCGGCAAGCGAGCATCAAACGCGAATGACGTCGTTTATCTTTCAAGCCCAAAAACAACAACAAACTCATTCACTGAATATGGAATAGTTCTTCTCGAAGTCGAAGTTGAAGCTCGAAAAGTAGAAGTACCACAGGGCGACAATCACGAAGATCTCTATGACGAGTACATCATCGATAGCGTTAGCCCCTCGCAGATCATCAATATCTACATTCCTGAAATTTTTAAAGACAAAGTTGAAGCCGCAAACATAAACGCTTTCGGTAAGATAACATTCGTTCAAATGTCCGCAAAGTGCTTTAAAAACATGGAAAAGACAGACGCGGATGACGAGGATTTGAAACAGTTTTCTGAAACAGTCGAAAGTATCTATCGCGCTAGCGATTGGATGTACTTCAGAGGAACAAAGTCAAGCGGAGAGGTCTTTGATCTTTATGATATCGCATACGAATTCTAAAATGTTTCTGATGATACCACACGTTATTTGCGCAATTTATCATTGACATCCGGATTGGGTTTGGTGTATTGTGTATTTGCAATCAAAAATTGCAAACGATATTTGAATTTGTACGAAAGGAGGTGAAAAGATGGTAAATTTGAAAGAAAAGCGCGAGGCGAAAAACATGTCGCAGCAACAACTGGCGGACAAGGTTGGAATATCACGTCAAGCGATATCCAATATCGAGATTGGCGCGGCGAAACCCGATGTCAACCACGCTAAAATCATCGGTCGCGTGTTGGAATTCAATTGGGTGTTATTTTATGACGACGAAAATTCGGGTTAAAGTACATGAGAAACCAAACATTTATTTTAACAGAGGAGGACATTAATGGCAAGTATATATGAATTGACAGGAGAGGTTCTGACTCTTTGGGCATTGATGGAGTCAGGGGAGTTGGACGACGAAATGCTCATCGGCGCTATGGAGTGTTCACAGGAAGAACTTCATATCAAGATTGAGTCATACTGCAAGTGGATTAAGAACATGGAGTCTGATATCGCTGGACTTAAGGCAGAAGAAGAGAGACTCAAGGATAAACGAAAGACGATGGAGAACACCATCGACAGAGCAAAGAAGGCTATGAAGGCTGCTATGGAAGTATCAGGAGAGAAGAAGATTAAGGGCGATTTGTTCACGGTTGCCATTCAGCCCAATCCATCATCGGTAGTAGTGGATGAGCAGCACTTGGAGAACATTCCTGAAAAATATCTCATTCCACAGGAACCAAAGCTAGACAGGAAGAAGATCGCAGAAGACATCAAGGCAGGCGAAGACCTAAACGGTATCGCCCACTTGGAACAGACAGAGTCTTTGAGAATTAAATAAGGAGGTACAAATGGCAATTCCTATTCAGACAGGCAAGATTGAGACCGCCAAGAAGGTCGTGATCTATGGTCCGGAAGGCATCGGCAAGTCTACTCTGGCTTCGAAGTTCCCTCGCCCGGTATTCATCGACTGCGAAGGTTCCACCAATGAGCTAGATGTCAGCCGATACCCTGCTCCACTCGCTTGGAACGAGATTCTTGCATTTATTGACGATGCAGTCGAGAACCACACCTGTGACACACTGATCATCGACACGGCTGACTGGTGCGAGCAGTTCTGCACCAAGTACACCTGCGAGAAGTTGAACGTGAAGAACATTGAGGATATCGGCTACGGCAAAGGGTATCAGTATCTCACACAGAACTTCACGGAACTTCTGAAGAGATGCGATGTCCTGATCGCTAACGGGGTCAACGTGGTATTCACTGCTCATGCGCAGATGCGCAAGTTCGAGCAGCCGGATGAGATGGGAGCATACGACAGATGGGAGATGAAACTCTCCAAGCGCAACGCTCCACTCTTGAAGGAATGGGCAGATCTCGTGCTCTTCTGCAATTATAAAACAAACGTGATTACCGATCAGAAGACCAATTCAAAGAAGGCCACAGGCGGAACACGAAAGATGTTCACTACTCACCATCCGTGCTGGGATGCGAAGAACCGCTACGGACTGCCCGAGGTCATGGACATGGACTTCGAAGGCATCGCACACCTCTTCAAGATTCCTTTGAGGCCTCAATGTCCGGCACCTGAGGCGAAGGACATGGACTGGACAGACGGGATCGCGAAGACGAAGAAACTTCCAAAGGTGAAGACCAAGACCTCAGACCCGAGAGAATTTGAACTGGCTATGCTCGTCAATGGTCTCACCATGGAACAGGTACAGGCATTCTCGGAGGCAAAGGGTAATTTCCCTGGACTCGACCCATTGGAATACCCACAGACGTACAAGGATGCTCTTATGCAGCTAGATAACATCGAAAAAATAAAAAAATTCGTAAAGGAGAACGAAAATGGCTAAGGAAAGAATCACAGAGGTAGATCAGGATTTGGATTGGGACTGTGGCATCGGTGCAGATGTTCAGACAGGAAGCATCGAACTTCCACCTGTTGGAGACTATAACTTCACGGTAACGAACTTCGAGAAGACCATCTCCAAGTCCGGCAAGAAGATGGCGAAGCTCACGCTCGCTCTCGATGTGAACGGACAGGTATATCTCAGAGATGTATATCTCGTGCTCACGACAAATGCACTCTGGAAGATCGCACAGTTCCTCGAGTGCGTAGGTCTCAAGAAGAAGGGTGTCGACCTTCCGCAGATTCCCTGGGGCAAGGTCCTCGGTTCTGAAGGCCGATGCCACCTCATTCACGAAGAATACAACGGATCGCAGGTCGGACGTGTCGACCAGTTCCTTGAGAAGAAGTCTCTGTCGGCTTCCAAGGCGAATGTCGCACCCATTGACGACGATGATATGCCCTTCGAGCTCTGATGGCCTATGGACGATCTGAAAGCGTTACAAGATGCGCTATATTCAATCAAACCATCAGATCTGAGCTATGAAGAATGGTTGAACGTCGGCATGGCCCTCAAGGACGAGGGCCTGACGGTCAATCTCTGGGATGATTGGTCTCGTTCAGATTCCCGATACGAACACGGGATCTGCGCGAAGAAGTGGAACTCGTTTTCCGGCTCCGGTGTCGGAGTCGGAACGATCTTCCACTACGCGGAGACCTATGGTGATTGGTCACGAAGTCGTGAACTGGACTGGGACGATGGTATCTACGAGAGTGATTACTATCACGACGTGCTCGATACCGAGAAGAAACCGGACGAACAGCCATGGGAGATGACTCTTCGCTACATTGAGACCATGTATCAGCCCGATGAACCGGTGAACTTCGTAGTCAATTCCGAGTTCCAAGATAAGCGAGGCAAATGGACACCTATCGGCAACGGTGCTGTCCGCAAGGCAAAGGACATCATCAAGGACCTCAAGAAGTACCAGGATCTCGAATATGCTTTTGGAACGATCAACACCAAAGCAGGGGCTTGGATTCGACACAATCCTTCCACAGGATCTCGTGACGAGAATGTAGTCCGCTTTGATCACGTTCTCGTAGAATCCGACAGCCTCTCCATCGAAGAGCAGAAGAAGCTGCTCATCAATCTGAAGCTGCCGATAACGGCTTTGATCGTGTCTGGTGGCAAGTCAGTGCATGCTCTGGTCAAAGTTCAGGCGAAGGATGCTCAGGAATATGACCAGAGAGCGAAGTTTCTCTTCGATTATCTCTCGAAGCATTCCTTCGTCGTAGACAATGCCAACAAGAACCCTGCGAGACTCTCTCGCCTTCCGGGAGCGATGCGCGACGGCAAGCTGCAGAAACTTCTCGCGACGAAGATTGGATGCTCTTCTTGGGCAGAGTGGATTGACTATATCAATGGTGTTGATGATGACCTTCCTAAGATCAAGTCTGCCCATGATATGTTCGACAACCCGACTCCCGAGCCTCCCGCCATCATTGACGGTGTGCTCCGGAAGGGTGCGAAGATGATCTGCACAGGCGACAGTAAGTCAGGCAAGACGTGCCTGCTCACCAACTTGGCGATCTGCATCGCGGAAGGCTGGGACTGGCTTGATCACAAGTGCATGCAGGGCAAAGTTCTCTACATCAACATGGAGGTCATGCAGTCCGACTTCGAGATCAGGTACAGATCTGTATATAAGGCTTACGGCAAGCCTGCTACAGAACAGGGCAAGGACAACTT